TCATGCGATATTTCTTTCTTTTTTAATCACACAGAACTTGGCTAATATTTTGTAAGATTGTTGCGTGAGCGTGAAATCTAGGTGGCAGACAACAAGTTCTTCATCTTTTTCTAAATTTTCTTCATTGACAACTTGTGCTAAATGAATGATTTGATTTTTTAAGGTTTGTATCATTTCATAGGTAAGAACCTTTAAGACACCGATTTGTTTGATTTGAGCTAAATTCAAAGACTCTTTGTCTTTTAGTAGGGCAAACTCACTCTCAAAAGTAAAATGACCTAAATTATTTTCTAAATGCTTTTCTAGCAATGAAAAATCTTTATCCCATAAATAACTGCAAGTAAGCTCTGTTTGGCTCTCTAATGTTTTTGCGATTGTCTCTTGTTCTTTGTTTGAATAAAACTTTTCTAAATGCTCTTTTACATTCAGCAATGTTTCATCAATTTGTATGGACTTCTTGTCTAGGATTAGTTCAATCATTGTCTTCCTTTTGTTTTGTGTTTTCATATCCATTTGTGAAAAGTCAATTTGCAAAGTGTCTTTCCAATAAAACAAAAATCTAAAATTTCATATGGCGTCATTCTTAAGCACTCTCTTGAAAGTAGTTTGAAACTTTGGGTGAGCTATTAATGGGTTCGCCCACACACTCTATGTCTTTTAATGCTTTTAAGAGATTTTTCTTTACAATGGCTGTTTGGTAAAAACAAAGATTAGAAGGAATGTCTTTGTTGGTTAAGTCTTTGTAAGTTAAAGTGTAAGTGGTGTTAGGATTAGAAATAGGCGTGAATTTTAAAACGACATTATTAGTTTTTTGCATAAACTCTTGGCTAGGAATGTGCATAATACATTCTTTTTTGTTGATTGTTACTCTCTTAATTTCTTTAGCAAACTTTTCTAAGAAACGCATAATCTGTAAGAATAAAGGCGATGGGATATTGTTCTTTTTGTTAGCTCCTACTGAATTGTAGCTCTCTAATTCTCTGTAATCTTTAAGATACACATACAAGTATCTTTGTTTGTTCTTAATGACTTCAATAAAGCCTTGTTCTTCTAATATATTGACATTCTTTCTTAGAGTTCTTGCTACAACTTGCAAAAACATTTTGGCGTAATGTCTATCTAGGGCAATCTTATTAGACTTAGCATTAAATGCGAGCTTGTAGAGTATGTCTAATAATCTTTTAGCTCCTTGTCCGCCCACAAAACTGATAAAGCTTTGTTCATGCATAATGCTAGGATTAAAGAGTTTGTAGTCTAAATCTTTTTTAAATTTGAAATAATGCTCATGCGTGTTTTTAGCATAAGCAAGATTTGCCTTATAGAGTGTGTTTAACTCATCTTTATCTAAATTAGGTTTTAATGTCTTTGCCATAGTTTTCAAGTCCCTTTCTATGAGACTTAGAGACAGAAACTAACATTCTAGTAAGAATGATGCTAAGATCGCCGAGAGCCTAAAGCCCGCCACAACGAAAAATTTAAGCCAAGGTTTAGCGACCACTCTAAGCGGAGCGTTAAAATACCAATGGACTAAATTCACGCTAGGGACTTTATACCGCAACGCACCCGATCGTATTTTAGGCGTGAAATTACCCAAAGCCTTGAACGAAGCCACCGCAGGAGCGGCCTTAAAGTATCACATAAAAAGAGCGCTTGAGAGAAGCCACTCAATAAGCGATTTTAGTAAGAATTTAGAACTAAGCGCGCAAAATTCTAAATTCACTAATAACACGCTTAAAATCATTGAAGAGCTTAACAACGGCGTCAAACAAGCGAGCGAAGAAATCAAAGAAGCAAGCAAAAAGAGCGCAGAAATTAAACGAGATTTTAGCGATACGAAATTAAGTAATGATGAAATCAAAGAGCTATTAAATAACGCAGAAATCCCTACAAGCGGGAGAGATGCGATCACTTTTGGAGTGCATAACCTAAATCCTGAGATGGTTGAATTTCTACAAAACAATAATAAAAAAATGATTATAGAAAAAGCCTCTAACAAAGAAATAGAACTTTTAGCTGACGCTAACTTTAGACACCCTGAAAACATAAGAGCGAGTTTAGATCATGATGCTATTACTCATATATTGAAAAGGCATGGCGTTAATTCTGTTAATGTTAAAAATGGTGAAATCCCTGTTACGAACGAAGACATAGCGAATTATAGATATATCGTTAATAACGCTGATGCAATTATTAGGACTTTAGACAAAGACGATAAAGAAGCTATAACGGCGTTTAAGCAAATTAACGGCTATGCGGTAGTCGTAGAGCAAGCGATCAATAAGAAAAATGAATTAGCTTTAAAAACGATGTATAAGAATAATGGGAGCTATAAAAATAATGAAGTTTATAAAGAATTTTCAAGCACCTCACTCGACGCTGATGCGAAGGTGCGCCATAGGTTGAGTTCCTATAGTGGTGCTACAGAGAATCCTACCCAAAAACCGCTAACAGATCAAGAGGATTTATCAAAAAATACAGAATTACATAACGAAACCACACAAGAAGCTACAAGATTAAGCCCTTTAGAACAAGCCCAAGCCGAAAAGCTTGCGAAGTTAGAAAGCGAAAAATTAGAAAGCGAACAAGAATTTTTAAAAGCTAAAGAGCAAGAATTAAAGCGTAAAGAAGCGTTAAAAAAGAAATTAGAACACGAGCGAGGCAATGCGGGCAACATTGAAAGCCAGACTAAAATAGAAGTAGGAGAAGATATACCAACGCAAGCGCAAACACAAATCCCTAAAAGCCGAGTGAGATTGAACGAAAGAGAGATTTACGATCTAGACTATGCGATCGTGAAAGCTAAAGATTTAAAACCGAGCTTCACCACAGGCGGGACGCAAAAACGCACCCACATGAACGAAGAGCAGATCAAAAGCATTTCAAACAATTTTGACCCTAAAAAGATATTTGGGGGCGGAGGTTTTGAAGATTTACCCATCATTCTACACGACGGGCAAGTGATCGCAGGCAACCACCGAATCCAAGGCATGCTAAACTTCACGCCTAAAAGCCGTTACACTTACGAGAAAGCGATCAAGGAATACTACAACATAGACTTAAAACCGGACGAGTTGTTAGTGCGCTTGCCTTCTAAACGCCTAAACAACACCGAGATCAACAATTTAGCGGCTTCAAGCAATCAAGGACGCTTCAATAGCGAGAGCGATCACGCCATAGCGGTTTTAAGCCATTATGAAGCGAAATTGAAAGAATTAGAAAAAAAATTAGACGCTGATAGCATTTATTCTTTAAAAAACATTGTGGCTAAAAACCTTAATTTTGATAAAGCTACTCACCCTAATGTAGGCGATAGCAATTTAGCGTTGCTTATGTATAACATGCCACGAACGAAAACGCAAGGGATAGAATTGTTAAACCGTTGGCAGAAAGAATTTTCTAACGACATTAAAAGCTATGAAAAAGTGAAAAAAATGTTTGTAGATAACGCCGGCAGTTTTCATAATTTAATCCATGATCTGAATTTTCCTAATGTGAGTTTAAACGCTTATTTAAGCGATATTATGGATCGCAGTTTTGCCAATTTAAAGAATTACCAAACCACAAGCGAGAGCCTGAAGGATTTGAGCGAAAAATTTTATAAAACGAGTTCTTTAGAGATGTTTGAAAAGAGCGAACAAAGCACGAGCGATATTAGCGAGATTTTAGGAGGAGCTATAGCAAGATTTGCACGATTTGATGATCCCAGTAAGGCGTTATTTGAAGCGTTAAGAAGCGATAACATTAAAAAAGGTTTGAAAGAATTTAAGATCGCAGATGTTACTAAAGACATGTTTAACCCTGATAGTAAGGAATTTAAGGACATTGATATTTACGATTTCACGCATTACCTTTTAATGGCTAATAGAGAGCCAAACGAAAATAACCCTACCTTAAAGCGCTTGATAGAAGCCGTAAAAGACATGCAAAAAGAGAGCGAGAAAGGGATAAAAGCTGAAGCCGTTCAAAAACTTCATTTTGATGAAATTAAAAAACTCATTGATGAAAGCCCAAATAATGGAAAAGACATTATAGTGATAGGAGACGATAATTTAACGCCCGAGATCGTTGAATACATTCACAAAAAACATGCTAAGGTAGGTATAGAGAGGCTAGATGAAGACGAGATAACGGCTTTTAATTTCACATATCCTAAAAATGCAAAAGCTATTATTGATTATCAAGGAATACAACATGCATTGAATAAGCATGGGATTAATTCACCTAGCGTTAAATTCAGCAAACAACCACCAATAACATACAAAGATATAGCTAATTATAGAGATATTATCAAAAATGCAGATGAAACCATTAAGCGCGATAATAGAATAATAAGCTATAAGCAAGTTAATGGTCATTTTGTGGTAGTGGAACAAATCAATAGAAACAAAAGCGAATTCATATTTAAAACCATGTTTAAAGAGAAAGGAGATTATAAAAATGCACCAGATTATAAGAAAAATATTAAAGAAAATGATTAAAAAGCCTCACCTTGACCATACACAAGCCCTTTCGTCTTATGTGTCAGGGTCTTTTGGCACACTTAAAAAGTGTTTTTATGGGTTAGAAATATTCTCTAACCCATTGATTGATTTTACAACAAAAAGATCTAACAAGTCAAGGAAAGTTAAAGTTAAATGGTTTTAGAAAGCATCAAAGCGTTTTCGGTGTTTAAAGCACGGTTTATGTTGTGCGCATTTTTTCTAAAGTGAAAGGCTTGAAATGATGCGGGTAGTGGTTTTTGATGCTAGCGGGATTTTAGAAGCGTTTGATTATAGAGGCGTTTTATTCCACGCGCAAGAAATACAAGCTAAAGAAAAAGTAAAACTACCTTTCACGCAAAAAAACTTTTTCAAGTTTAACGGCGTTGTTTTTGGAGTGTGCGAGGGCGTGGGCGATTTAGATTATAAAGATTATCCTAAAAATCTCAATTTTAACACTCTTTTAATTGAAACCATAGAAAACTACCTATTGAATCTTAAAGAGCCACAAAACACGCAACAAAAGGTTTTATTAACGGATTTTCTAGAAGTCTATGACAAGAACATAGAAAAAGGTTTTATCTATCTAGCGCCTAAGTTTTTTTTAGAAAAAGAAAAAAAATTATTAGAAAGGATTTTGAAATGATAGAAGTTAGCGAAGTGGTAGCGAAAGTGCGAGAACGCTTGAACGATAACGAAGTAGGAAATTATGAAATCTTAGACAGCGTGCTAGTGGAAAATATCAATCAAGCGCTTTTAAAAATTTGTTTAGAATTTAAGCTAAACAAAACGATCACAAGAGGCTTATTAACTGAAGAAGAACGCTTTTTAACGATTAATAACCTTTTAGGAATAGAAAGCGTTAAATTAGATAAAAAAGAAATAGAAAGCCGTAACACGATAGAAAAAGATGCGGGAGAATGTGAATTATTGATTTTAAGCGATAAGTTGGGTATAACGCCGTTTAGAAGCGGAGAGCTTGAAGTGGTGTATTACACTTACGAAGAGGTTAGTAATATTTTAGACATTATCAAACTGCCTAAAATATGCCTTGATGTTTTAGTGTATAGCGTTTTATGCAACCTTTTAGAAATCCCTAACAATGAAAGCAATTTTAGCGTTTTAGCGAACTATAAGCAATTATTGAAATTAGCGAAAGATAACCTAACGAACTATTTAAACCTGATGTATTCAAAGAATATTCATTTTAGCAAGGTGGTGAGGGTTTAAAAATGCCTCTTGATAACTATATCTATCCCATATCAAGAGGCGCTTAAAAGTTACAAATGCTCTAACAACATTATAACTAAACCAGAAAAGAAATAGCTATTAGAAACGACAGAAATTCTAATAGCGAGAGAATATTAGCAAAAAGAAAAAATGAAAAATAGGGTTATAAAAAACTTTCATAATATAACCCTTAAAATCATTTTTACTTTTAGTTAAAGTTTTAAAATCAACAAGAAAGGATAAGCATGGGTATCAAAGAAAAAGAAATTGAGCTAGAAACTTTAAAGCGTGAAATCGCACAAGCGGAGGCGAGTTTAGAGCAAGATTTTATTAAGCACCTGGTGGATAAGACTAACGAGAAAGTGGAAGATTTGTTTTTTGGCAACAAGCCCGAGTTTTATCGGTTTGTTTTCACGGAGCAAAACAACTACTTGAGAGAGAAGCTAACGGACAAAGTGCGCAAAGCGATGGATTTGAGAGATGAAATCCAAAGAGATAAGGACGCCGAAGAAATAGAAAAAGACAAGCAGGCGTTTTTGAAAAAACACCCTGATATTGACATCAATGAGCTTTCAGAGTTCTATAACGAAGAAATCCCTAACCGCATTAAAACGCAGATTGACAAATTAGAAGGCGTGGCGTTTTTTGAAGCGATTTTAGACTATTTCAACGCCTTAAACGCTAAAGAAGAGCCTAAAAGCGAAGAAGAAAGCAAATTACCTAAAGAAGTTTTAGGCAACGGCGTTAGCGGTGTAGGATACGCTAACAATGAAAACATCATGACAAGGTATTAAGGAGTAAAAGAATGTTAGAAAAACTTAACAATATCAATTTTAACAACATTTCCAATAACACTAATTTAGGTATAGAAGTCGGTAGAGAGATCCAAAATGCAAGCTGGGTAAAAAGCCCGTTTTTTAGCATTACAGGCACAGGCGCAGATCGTGGGGTTAGGCTTTTTAGCGTGGCAAGTCAGCAACCTTTTCGCCCAAGGATAAAAGCGCAATTAACCGGTAGCGGTGTTAGCGGTAATACGGATTTTGAAGCGAACTACGATAATTTGGAGATTTTGAGCCAGACGATCTACCCGGATGCATTTGGTAATTCCTTAAGATCTAAAATCAAAGCTTACAGCGAATTAGAGCGCATTGATTTCATTAAAGAAAGCGTTGATAGCTTGACTACATGGATGAATGAAGAAAGGGATAAGAGAGTCATTGCGAGCTTAACTAATGATTTCACTAACTACATTTACAACGATAAGATGAATGTAGCGACCATTAGAAAAGCGATTTTTCACGCTAGAAACGGCTTAAAAGGCGATAATAGCAAGGCGTTCCCGATTAAACCCATTAGAGCAACCATGCAAAGCGTTGGCAATGTAGTGGTGCAAAACACAAGCTACATTATTCTATTAGATAGCTACCAAGCTAACCAACTAAAAGCCGATAACGAGTTTAAAGAATTAAGGAAGCTTTACGCGTTCGCAGGAGAAGATAAAGGCATGCTTTATAGCGGGCTTTTGGGCGTGATTGACAATTGCCCGGTGATTGATGCGGGCGTGTGGAATAAGCTGAATGTTGGCATGCCCAATTCTAATATAAGCGATAGCGATTTTTCGCGTTATCTCAATAAAGCGAATGTTAATCAGATCGTAACGCCGAGCCAACTCAAAGAAAAACTCAAAGAAAAACTCAAAGAAAAAGAGATCTCGATCGGTTGCTTGATCGGCGCTAGCGCGGTGTTATTAGCCGGGTCTAAAGAAACGAGGTTTTACATTGATGAAACCGTAGATGCAGGCAGAAAATCACTTGTCGGCGTGGATTGTCTTTTAGGCGTATCAAAAGCTAGGTATCAAAGCGCGGACGGAGTGGTAACGCCTTATGACAACCAAGATTACGCCGTGATCGGTTTAATTTCTAACATGGAATAAGAAAGGAAAAAAGATGAAACAAAAAGTTCATAGCGTTAGCTATCTAGCTAAAGCAGAATTTAAATTTAAAAACGGCGTTTATGATCTCGTGGCTTTACCTACTGGTGCGGAAGTCGTTAAGGTATCGTTAGAAGTGGTGGGTAACCCTACAGCTGGAACAATTAGCGTGGGTTTTAAAGACGAAACCAGCAAAAACTATTTTTTGACTTTAGCCAACAGCGACTCATTTGCCACGAGCGCGAAAGATTACACGGCTACGAGCAATAAAGTCGTAGTAGCGGAAGTCAAAAACGCCGTAGCAACCGAAATTAACATTAAAGGCGTGTTAAGAGTGTTGTATTTTTTACCGAGCGTAATTGAAGTAGAGTATTAAATAATTTAAGCATTTTTGAAATGTTTAAAAATGTTTTGAAATGTTTAAAAATGTTTTGAAATGTTTAAAAATGTTTTGAAATGTTTAAAAATGTTTTGAACTTTAATAAAAGTTAATCACACTTGAAAAATTTAAGAAAGGCTAAAAAATGTTTTTTAAGAACCCTTTAAACGATCCGAACTATTTTAAGCCTGAAAGTGCTAAAGAAACGCCAGAGCGAGCGATCATGCCAAAAAACTTTGGCTTGTTGAATTATACTAAAACAAGTTATAGCGATTTTGTTAATGATTACAAGCCCACGCCGAAAACTTCTAAATTTTCTAACTTCATGGAAAGCGTGGGAGGTTATGGAGGTTTAGGAATGCTAGGAGGCGCGATCGGAGGTTTAGGTAGCTTGATTGTGGGAGCGATAAACTACAGCGAGCAAAACAAAAGCGCTAAAGAAAGCGCGAGAATGGCAAAAGAGCAGTTTGAATTAGAAAAACAACGCTACAACGCACGAGAAGCGGAACGATTACAGAATAGGAAAATGATTGATAACATAGCTAAAGCGCACGCTGACATCATGACAAGGTTTTAGCGCCAAACATAACCCTTAAAATCACGCACTTATTTGGCTAATCTTTAGTCAAAAAATAAGGCGTGTTTATGGACTTCACCACACTACAAAACGATTTTACTAACGACTATCAAAAGGCTTTAATCGCTAACGCTGAATTTTTAGAAGCCAAGAAATATTACCACGGCAACCAACTCCCGCAAGACGTTTTAAACATTATTTTAGATCGTGGTCAAACGCCAATCGTTGAAAACATGTTCAAAGTGATCGTGAATAAGATTTTAGGTTACAAGATAGAGAGCATTAGCGAAATACGATTAAGCCCTAAACAAGAAGAAGATCGAGCCTTAAGCGATTTATTGAATAGTCTTTTGCAGGTTTTTATCCAACAAGAAAATTACGATAAGGCTATAATTGAAAGAGATAAGAACCTTTTAATCGGCGGTTTAGGAGTTATCCAATTATGGGTGAATGAAGACAAGGAAAAAAATGTTGAAATTGACATTAAAGCCTTAAAGCCTGAGAGCTTTATAATTGATTATTTTTCTACGGATAAGAACGCGCTAGATGCGAGGCGTTTTCATAAGATGCTAGAAATCACGGAACAAGAAGCCTTATTATTGTTTGATGATAGCGTGATAATCAATTATTCTAATGCCAATCATGAAAGAATAGCGAGCGTGATTGAAAGTTGGTATAAAGAATATAATGAAGAAACCAAAAGCTACGAGTGGAATAGGTATTTATGGAGTCGTAACGCAGGCGTCTATAAGAGCGAATTAAAACCATTTAAGAACGGCGCATGCCCTTTCATAATATCCAAGCTATACACGGACGAATTGAACCATTACTACGGCTTGTTTAGAGATATTAAGCCCATGCAAGATTTCATAAACTACGCTGAAAACCGCATGGGCAATATGATGGGAAGTTTTAAAGCGATGTTTGAAGAGGACGCCGTGGTGGATGTAGCGGAATTTGTAGAAACCATGAGCCTAGATAATGCGATCGCCAAAGTGCGGCCGAACGCTCTAAAAGACCATAAGATCCAGTTTATGAATAATCAAGCGGATTTAAGCGCTTTAAGCCAAAAAGCCGAACAAAAACGCCAATTATTAAGGCTTTTAGCGGGATTAAACGATGAAAGTTTAGGCATGGCAGTGAATAGGCAGAGTGGTATAGCGATCGCACAAAGGAAAGAAAGCGGGCTAATGGGCTTACAAACCTTTTTAAAAGCCACAGATGATATGGATCGCTTAGTGTTTAGGTTAGCGGTTAGCTTCATTTGCGAGTATTTCACTAAAGAACAGGTTTTTAAAATCGTTGATCGGAAGCTAGGGGATCGGTACTTTAAAATTAATTCTAGCGATGACGACAAGATAAGACCACTTAAATTCGATTTGATTTTGAAATCGCAATTAAAGACGGAGAGTCGGGATGAAAAATGGCAAAACTGGAACGAACTTTTAAAGATTTTAGCGCCTATAAGACCGGATCTAGTGCCAAGTTTAGTGCCACTGATGCTAAACGACATGGACAGCCCGATCACTAACGACGTTTTAGAAGCGATACAAAACGCTAACGCTGAACGACAACAAAACGCGCAGGCGAACGCACCCTATAACCAACAAATCCAAGCCTTACAAATCCAAAAATTACAAGCTGAGATCATGGAATTACAAGCCAAAGCGAGCAAATACGAGCAACAAGGAGCGCTAAGTCAAACCACGAACGAAAGCGAAAAAATTAACCAAGCGGTAGCGATTAGCGAGATGCAACAAGAAAACGCTAAAGAAGACAAAAACGCCGAAGCGAATGCTAACAAGCCAAAAAAGAAACTCAAAACGAGCGATAAAACGACATGGCGTAAATACCCGAGCGCGCAGAATTTAGATTATTGAAAGAGCTAAAAAATGCTGAATAGGATTTTAGAAATGCTAGGAATAAGCGTTTTAGTTTTAGCGTTAGGAATTAGCTTTATTTTTACGGTTTGTTTTTCTTTTGGAGCGTTATTGAATGGATAAGCAAAGAGCTTTAAAAGAGCTAGCGGTTAGAGAATTAGCAAGGCGTGATTTTTACCACTTCTTACGCTTGAAGTGGGAAAGGTATGAAAATAAGCCGTTTTTAGACAACTGGCACATTCAATATTTGTGTAAGGTTTTAGAATGCACTCAAAGCAACACATGCCAAAGCGATGAATTAATAAGGCGCTTGATTTTGAACATGCCTCCAAGCTATGGTAAAACCGAGATTATAGCAAGGTGTTTTATAGCGTGGAGTTTAGGAAAAGATAGGACTAGAAAAATCTTTTATATATCTTATAGCGATGAATTATGCAGAAAGATCTCGAGCCAAGTAAGGGATTTGATGAGTAGCTTTTTTTATCAAAGTATCTTTTTTGATGAGCCTTTAGAGTTTTTGCAAAACAACTCAAGAGAGTTTATTTTACGAGAGGGTGGAGGCTTGTTCGTAACGACTTTAAAAAGCGCGCTTACCGGATTTCATGCTAATCAGATACTCATTGATGATCCAATCAAAGTGAGCGATATGAGTTCTAAAAAAGAAGTGAATACCGTTAATACGAATTTCAAAGAGAGCGTTATTTCACGCTTGCAGGACACTAATTCTAACATAACGATTTTAATGCAACGCTTAGGGAGTAATGATCTATGCGGGTTTTTACAGAACGAGCTGGAGTTTGATATTGAAACGATCCAAAAATGGAAAATCATACAACTTAAAGCCTTGAACGAAAACCAAGAAATCTACAAAATTAAGGATTTTGAACACACAAGAGAGAAAAACACGCCGTTATTTGAAAATAGGCACAATAATGAACAATTAGAAGCCTTAAGGTTGCAAATGGGTAATGATGAATTTTCTGCGCAATACCAACAAGATCCCGTCGTTAGCAGTGGCGGGTATTTTGATCCGCAGTATCTAAAGAAAGTTTTCATGCACGAATTAGGCGAGATGAATACTTATATTTTTGTAGATAACGCTTTAAGCTTGAGCCAGAACGCCGATAATCGGGCTATCGTGGTCGTGGGCGTTGAAAATTATAAAGAAAGCACAAGGTATATTGTTTTAGATTGTTTTTTTGGGATATGGAGCGAAGAAGAAACCATTAAACACATTCTAGCGGCTAAAGAAAAATACAAGGACGCAAAGACCTTTATAGAAAGCGACGGCGGAGGTTTAATTTTGTATCGTTTGCTTTTAGTCGCTTTAGCCAGACACAACGAACAAAACAAGCAAAACCATAAGGAATTATTAAACGATGAGATTATTTGCTACACGCCAAGCCGAAAAATATCCAAAGTGGATAAAATCAAAGCGATAAGGCCTTTTTACAATACGGGGTTTTTAGTGTTTAGCTATTCTAGCAACAACACCGAACAGATAGAAAAAGAACTTTTTAGCTTTAATCCCGATAAGCCTTTTAAAAAAGACGATTGTATAGACGCGCTAGCGAGCGCGTTAACGCATGAGAGCGTGAAAGCACCATTAAAGAAAGAAGTTAAAGAAAGTTACAACGCCCGATTTAAAGCTAAACCGACATGGAGAATATAACCCTTAAAAATTATTTTTGATTTTGCTTAAATTAGAGAAAAAGGCACTAAATGAATAATAGAAATTTTGTTAAACATTTTAAAAATATTAAAAACATTAAAAAAAGGCGTTTAGAGTGTAAAAAGGCTAATGAAAGAAGCTTGAAACTTTTAAAAAATAAAGGTTATAGAGACTTCATCGCTAAAATCAAAAGCAAACAGCGAAGCGATGATGAAATTTTAGAAAGTTTAGAGTTAAGTTATCTTAACGCAGGATTTTAAGGATTAGTGCATGTGGAATGAAAGATCTTTAAAAGTAATACCGGCAGTGCTTTTTTTGTTTTGTGTGCTTCAAATTTTTGAACTTTTTTTGATTATCCAAGACATGAACAAGACCGAAAAGTTAGAAAATCAAATTAAGCAAAATTTAGAGGTGTTAACCCAAATTACCGAACTATTGAACGGGCATGCACAAAAAATTAATATCAAATGAATGCAACAACATGTTATCGTTTTAGGGTTTGAATTTTCAAAACTCATTCCGTATTTGTTTGTGATAATAATCGGTTTATTTGTAGGAATTTTGTATATATTAAGAAGTATTAGGAATCAAGAATTTAAAAACAAAACCGAAAGATTGTTTTACATCATTCAAGGGGTTGGATCGAGCATGCTTATAACTTGGATTAGTTACGAGATATTGGTTTATTTTTTTAATTTTTCTACTAGTTTGTGTGTAGCGATTAGCGGAGGCGTTGGGTATTTAGGAGCGGAGAGCGTGAGCGTTTTAGTGTTAGATAGTCTAAAAAAAAGGTTGTAAAATGGATTTGAAAGATTTAGAAAACACTTTAAACAACGGGATCAAAATGGATTTGAAAGATTTAGAAAACACTTTAAACAACGGGATCAAAATGGATTTGAAAGGTTTAGAAAACACTTTAAACAACGGGATCAAAATGGATTTGAAAGGTTTAGAAAACGCTTTAAACAACGGGAATTTCATAGATCAGGTTTATAGCAGTTTGGAGGGAGTTTATCAAATTTCAAAGGTTTTAAACCAATTAGAACTTTTAAAAAACTTTAGCGATCACGATTTAGAAACCATAGAAAAGATGCAAGCGATTAAAAATGCACTAGCAGGCCATGAGATAAGCGAGCAAGAACTAAAAGCCAAAATTAAGGATTTAGCGGATAGCTTAGAAACGAAAAAGCAAGAATTAGAAACGCTATTGAATACGCAATTACAAAGCGCGCTAAATAACGAAAAAGAAAAACTAACGCAAGCAGGAAGCGAATTAAAAAATAATCTTATAAGCGAACTCACGGAAACTAAAAATAATCTAGCGTTAGAATTAGAAAAACAACTGAAAGCTAACACGCAAAACCTACTAAACACGCCACGAATACAAGGCGTGAATCTGAAATTTTTAGGACTTTTCATTTACGGGCATCAAAGTTTTTTCAAAAACGAAAGCGATGAATTTAATGAATTGTTTGAATTTCGTAGTATTGATTTAAAAGCGAATAAAAGCTATATCATGCAATTTAACATGCCTTACGAATTAATTACGGACGGGGTTTATAGCAAAGAAATGGGCGAGATGGTGCTGTGTTTGAAGGCTAATTCTAAAGTCTATCCGATCATCAATAGCTTTTATCAAAATAAAACCGTTAATTTAACAGCCAGTAACAAGATCGTAGATGTTTATTGTGCGAATTGTGTTTTTAAAACGCCAAGCGAAGAAGCCAACTATAAAATGGCAATATTTGCGAGGAAGCATAAAGATTTATGGGTGAATGTTAATTTTACATCTAACACTCAAGGGTTTGAAACTAGCTTTTTAAATAATGCTAGTTTTAGAGGTTTAACCACACAAGGCATACCTACAACCTATAGTAACGATTGGGTGTTTTATAAACATTCTCAAGCGATCGTTTATGAAATTTTAGAATGAATATTTACTTTTTAGCGCTTGTAATTAGTATTAGCTTTAGTGCATGCGCTAAAAAGGTGGTCTATCACGAGGTGAAAGTGCCGATAAAATGCGATATTGAATTACCATCACGACCGAGCGAGCATTTAGAAGCGTTGGAATATTTGCGGGCGTTGTTGATTTATACCGAAACGCTAGAAAACGATTTGAAGTTTTGCACCAAACATAACCCTTAAAATCACGCACTTATTTGGCTTAAATACCAAGAAACAAAGGAAGTTAATGTATTTAGTCCTACTGGAAAGAAAACACGATTTAAAAGCGCTTGTTCGTAAAGACAAGAAAGAAAGCGGCATGTTAGGGAACTTTAGAGTGTTTGAAAGCACTCACGATCAAGGTATAAGCGATAAAGCGATCCTAAAACACTATGAAGAGAAAGACGCCTTATTTAGTTGCTTTTCTTTAGAAAATAGCGGAGAGCCAACGGATACGCCCAATTTAGATAAACCGATTATAGCAAGGGATTACGAATTAGCCTGGAGCGATACGAGTTGCACGGTGCCTAAAGAATACCAAAATAAAAAATGCGATAACAAGCGCCATGAAGTGTTGCAACTCATTGATCCCAATAATAAGGATTTTAAAAACCGAAAAATATTAATTCATGTAGGAAACAGCGCGCATGATACTTTAGGATGTGTTTTATTAGGAATGCAACACGATGAGGAAATGATTTATAAAAGTAATGAAGCGGTAAAAAAGTTTTTTGATTTAGTCAAAGATAAGGGCGTTAATAACTTTTTATTTAAGGTGATTGATAAGGTTTAAAATGGATACAACGCGATTTATAAGGAATTTTATTTTATTTAAAGAAGCCTTACAAAAACAGAATTTCAATAATAAAGATTTGAACACCACAAGCATGCAAGCGGCTTTACAAAGCGAGCAATTAGCTTTAAATGAAGAAGTGCAAGGCTTGCAGAGCGAGCAGGTTAGAGCTAAAATACAAATGGATTTTTTAGGGATGCAAGCGAATTTACAAAACGCCAAAGCCGAAACGCTTAACAAGCTTATCCAATGCCAAGCGATGCTAAAAAGCCTAAAAGATAACGCTATGATCAACCGAGCAAACGCATTTGTAAGCTTGTTGCAGGTGCAAGCGAACGCAGCTAATGGGATCACATTCCACAATTTTGAAACAGCGTTTAAGATCATCGCCCAGATCGGCAGTGAATACGATGAAATTTCATTAAGTACCGGGAGAGTAGTAAGCGTGAAAGAAAAAGAACAAACGAACGAATTGAAAATAATTTTAAATAATTTGAGTAAGGAATTAGAAAAACTGAACGAACAGAGCGAAGTTAATTCTATACAGGTTTTTAGCGATAAATTAGAAGTGTTGAAAGACGCGCCGACAAGATTATGGGGATTTAGCACTTTATCTAACGCTGAAGAAGGCTTTTATAACGAGCAAAACGAACAAATAGCGAGCGGTAGCGTGTGTTTGTTTAGAAGCGATAGAGTAGGAAGACACACAATCACCTTTAAAGCGAGTAATACTAAAATCAATTTAGCTAAAAAAATCACAATAAGCGTGATAGCAAACAAGTTGAAAGAAAGGACGAACCAATAACATGGCTTATTTTGAAAGCATCACAGCGGGCAGAGGCGGATTAGATAGCTTTAATCAGGCGTTGAATAACCAACGATACGCTAATTTAGTGTTAAATGAAAGCATGGGCAATTTTGCGAACACGATCGCTAATGCAGGAAGCCTTTTTGATAACGCTAAAATCAGAGAAGAAGCCTTAAAGTATCAAAGAATGCGCGATTTTGCTAACGATAAAAAGCAAGCTGAAGCGTTTGAGTTGCAAAAAAGACAAGCCGAGCAAAACATGGATTTTGCTAAAAGACAACAGATCATGAACGAAGAGATGCACAGGCAAAACAAACGATTAAACGACCTTAAAACGCAAGCTTTAGCGCAAGACAACAGAATGAACGAACACCAATTCAGATGGCTAATGAAAGCCAAGCCAAACGCGCAAGCGAGCGCACTAGTGGGTAACGAAGCTAAACCAAAGCCAACAACACCAACAACGCCAACGCAAAACGCCTTAAACGCGCCAAGCGCACCAAAGCTTAAAACGATAAGTAAAGAGGAATTTAGAGCGGTTTACGCTAATCCTATGTTTAGATTTTAATGCCTTATCATTTGATTTTTAGGGTTTTTAGGGGGATTATGCCTTATGTTGTCATCGTTATTTTGTTAGTTTTGAATAGTAACCTAAAAGTTAAATTAGTGTTAGCGAATGAAAGACTAAAAAGCAACGAAGCGCATTTAATCAAACAAAACGAAACGATCCAAAAGCTAGAATTAGAAAGCCAACAATACAAGGCTAACAAGCTTTTAGAAACTACTAAAATCAAAGACAAATACCATAAAATCGCTATTAAAGACAACACATGCGGAGCGAAGTTACAAAGCTATGAAGCCTTAATTAACGCATTTAAGAAACCTAACCCTTAAAAATATTTTTTAATTTTGTAAAATGTTTTGTAAAGATAGCAAGGAGTGTAAAAAATGAAACTCTATAATAAAATCCAAGAACTCATTACCGAAAGCGAAACGCTCAAACAAAAAAATAATGAAGTGTTAGGATTAGCGAGGAACGAATTAAGCGAGCTAGTCAATCAAAAAGCTAATGAAAATTTAGAAAGCTTAAAAAACACCTTTCAAGGCTATTTAAACGGGCAATTAGTGGAGATGCCTTTAATCATAAAAAAAAATGTTAAGGAGCTTGTGAATAAGCAAGCGCTGATCGCAGAAATTAAAAACGAACTTTTAAGCCAATTTGACAAGCAAGCGATAACAAGCGCCGTGAAGCAAGAACTGAAAAACGAGATTAAAAGCGAACTTGATACCCTTTTAAGCGATAGAGAATTACAGAGCGGAATCAAAGAAGCTAAAAAGGAAATTGTAAGCGAAACCACGAGCAACACCGTAAACGCATTAACAAGCAAGATTTTAGGTATTTTAAAAAGCCAATTAAACGCTATCACCGAAAGCGTGATTAAGAATTTAGATTTTAGTTTTTTGGCTGCACAACCGAAAGCCTTTTATAGCGTGATTAACGAAAATTTAAAAGAAATGTTTTTAAAAGAGCTAGAAAGCGAGTTTTTACAAAAATTTATTAAAGAACGCATTGATAACGCTTTAAAAGAAGCTGAGAAACTCAAAGCGTTAAAGATAGCGGAATTAAAAGCGTTATGTTATTTGCAGGTTATGTCTGAAAGCCACAAGGTGCAATTATTGCAAAACGCTTTAATGATTGAAGCCGATATTATGAATAATAGGATGAAAATAGAAAACGAGATCGCTTACAATTTGAAGCGTAAAGAATTAATAGCAGAAGGCAAGCTAGAAGATGAAGCGTTTAAAAAAAACATTTTTAAAGTGATTTGAAGAAAGGAAAAGACATGGACGAAAAATTAGAAAGTGAAATTTTTGAAGAGCGATTGAATAGCCTTTACAAACCGATTAAACAAACGCAAAACACGAACGAAAGCGGAAATAAAACTAATCAAGGTTTAGCTAATCGAGGTTTAGAACAATTAGCGAGCGCACCACAGAACCTAAAAGAACAAGAAGCTAATGACCCGTCTTATTTATCTACCGGGATCGCTTATTTGGACGATAAGATCAAAAATAGAAGCATCACGGCGTTTGATTATTACATGGCTAGAAAGTTTTTAGGAATGGATTTAAATGTCAATCTAAACGGGAATTTACAGATCAAAAGCGAGAATAAAACCAGGTTAGCGAGCATTAACAAGGCTACACAAGATATTTTTGACGATATAAAAGCGCTTGATTTAGGAGATGATTTAATCAAGAAAGCGCAAGAACACAGCGGATTAATTAACCAGGTTAAGCTATGGATCAACCACAAGACAAGAGGTTTAAAAGGCGTTGATTACGATTTAGCGAAAATGGATGTAGCTAAAAATAGTTATTCTAACCGAGTCGCAAAGATCCATGCACAAGGCGGTCCAATAACGCAGAAATTAAGGGATCAAGCTCAAGAGATGGTAAATTTTGGAGCGAGAAGCAAAGAAGAAAACACTGCAAGAATTTCACAAATGCAAGAAACGCTATTGAACTCATTGAAGAAAAACATGCAAATGTTGGAGAGTTTGGGCGGTAGTGTTTCCCCGTTAGTGTTTGCTAAAATGAAAGCATACCAAGACAAAATTAATTACACTAACGAAACGAGCGGAAAAATTGATCTCAAAAAATACAAAAGCTTAATCGGTGGAGGATCGTAATGAAAGAAGAAGAAAAAAAAGAAAACGAAAACCTTTCACCAATAGACATTAAAAGAGCGGTTAGGGAAGCTTACGAGGATACACTAGCGACGCAAGCAGAGATCGCCGCTAAATTCAACATAAGCCGACAAACGCTGAACCAATGGGCTAAAAAAGGCGAATGGACGAGCCGAAAAATTTTCAATGAAATAAGAGCGATGTATGAAACGCTAGGCATGAGCATAAAAGAACTAGCGAAAAAATACAAAATGAACGAGAACTATTTACGCTACATTAAAACACGCCAAGCGTGGATGAAAAGAAAAATAACGAAAGATTTAGAAGAAAAAGAAATAAAAGAGATTTTAGGCGATAAGCTGACCGAAAAAAATATGGATCTGTTTTTAGACACGAAAAAAGAAGAAGTCAAAGAAGTTTTAAAACAAAGTTTAGATCACTTAAACCTTGATCCGATCGTTTTAGAAGCGATCACAGAAACCACGAGCGACGAATTATTATTGAAAGCGATGAATACCGCTTATATCAAAAAACAGATCTTATTTTGTGCGGTGGTGGCTAGAGGCGAATTAATTAAAATGATCAAAAAAGCGAGCTTGAGTAATAACGAAAAGGATAGCGCTAATATTATCGTAGCGGCTGAAAAGGTTTCTAAACTTTTCATTGATGCTGGTGTTAGCTTGTTTGGGAAAGAGCAGATCCAAGTAATAGAAACTAGCAATAATAACAATATAGCGCAGATGAACATGAGCGATTTATTAGCTTTAGCAAATAGCAGTATCGTTGGTGGTGAAAGCGTGGGCGGTGTAGGTGATGCGAGCGAGCGAAGCCTCCCCTAG